AGGGGATAAACGCACACTGACATAAATAGTCTATACAACATGTTTATACACGCTAAAAGAAAACCCCCTGGGACAAATCAGGGGGAAAGAACTAGTGTTCTTTTTTACCAACCGAGAGAGAGGACTCGATGTGGAATAATTATACTCTCTGCATCAACAAATCAAGCTGTTTCTTCTTCAAGTCAAGAAGAGCAGAAGGGTTATTCACTTCAGGGTCTTTCTTTAGAACCTTACCTAAAGTGTCTGTCAACAGTTCGCCTTGACGTTCAGTAAGTTCCTCACCAGACTCTAAAGCAAGCAAAGCATCAGTCAGTTCTTCGGCAGATACTCCACGAATTTCAGCAAGTTTGAGAATCTTTTCAGATAGTTCAGTCATAGATCTAACATTAGCAGTTCCATCAGTTGCAGTGTAAGCAGGGAAAGCCACACCAACACTTACCTCATGAACGTTGACACGCTTTAGAACACGCTCATTAGCACTGTTCCAAACATCGCCACCTGCAGGGATACGGAAACCAAAACTGAACGCTGTTACATCGCCACGCTGAATTGAGATGGCCGCATCTTTACCTGCCTGAGTTTCTGGCAAATCGGCTTCAACAAGCAAACCACGACTATCTTCAATCAGCCTAAGAGTGCCTGCACGAGTAGAACCCAAAACAATGCTTGTGTCATGATTCCACAACAATTTGACATCATTCCTAGACTTCAAAGAATCCCTAAAAGCACCAGGTTCAATAGTTTCAATAAAAGGAAGCGGCTGTGAAGGGCTGTTGAATACAGCTGCATAACCACGCAAAGTCATGCCATCACCTTCAGCACGAATCTCAAGATCCGTTACAACCGCTTCACGTCTTTCAATGCCAGCCAAAACACGCTCCCCACGTTCATGCAACTCTGCAACCTTAGAAGGCTCAACAAACCTGACAGAATCTTCCTGCATCGCCAAAGGGTCAACAACAACATCTTCAACAGCTACAGGTTCACCCATAGAGTCAACAATCTCACAAAGGTCATAAACAGTTTCAGCGAGCTTTGCAATAGTTTCTAAAGCATCCCCCTTCAACTTGTAAACCTTGTCTTGCAACTCAGTAACTGTGTATTCTTCCATGTTTCTTCCTTCACTAACTGTAGGCAAATCACTAGGGTTTAGCACTACGTCAACGCCAGCATCACGATACGCTGACCTTGCTTCAGCATTATTTTCAATCACAAACACCACATCCAAACCATCAGCAATCAAAGCCTTAGCAGTTTCACCCTTATACTTTGCAGAATCCTGCATGTCATCAGGTTGCATAATCAATCTGCTATAACTAACATCAAGTTTATTCAATAAAGCGGTAGTCGCATCACGATCAGACTCATGCCTACCTGTAACAACATAAAGTTCAACATCCTGAGCATCTATGTAGTCATAGACAGCCTGATTTAGTCCACCAGAAACATACAAGGTGTCATCAAAATCTGAGATAGCGATTTTGTCACCTACAGCACGAGTAGCAGACTCACTGCTCAACCCATTAACCCAAGTTTGACCTGCATCGCCACCCCAAGCATCCCACGCCACACGACCTGCACTCGGATAGCCTTCTTCACCTGAACTAAAACCTGTTGCCTGCTTGTCAACTTCATGTCTAGCAAAATAACTGATCATGCGATTGACAGTATCGGCTGAAACATCTGCACCCGAAGCAAGCTGTCTAGCCCTAGCCCTACCAACATCAGTAAACCCACTACCAGCGAAACCATCAGCAATCCACTTCAAAGCACGTTTAGCAGCAACAGCCACACCTTCAGGGGGCGAATAAGAACCTGCAGCAACAGCACGTTCCCCACCAACAGCAATACCTTCACTCAAACTAACTGCAACCATTTGAGCAATCGCTTCAGCCTTAGTTTTATGCTTACCTAAAATTGCACCATCATCCTTGACAGTGTTCCAACCTGTAGGAACTTTCTCAATGAAATAAGGCACTATTCACCTGTTTCATAACTGCCTGCAGGCACAGTAGTCGGATTCTGCAGCTGAACTGTAGGCAAACCTGTATGAGCAATAGGCGATAACCCTAGACTCTTCAAAACATCTTCAGGCACAAAGCCCAAACCAATAAGTTTTTGCGCCATAGCAACCTTAGTTTCATCTTCAGTCAAAGAAGCAGCTGAAATGTTGACGTTAGTTAGCGGAACACGAACAACATCACCACCATCAACAGGGCGCATGTTTTCTTTACGTCTAACCTCGTTAGCAGATAGCACACCATTCTGCAACAGTTTCGCATAGCCTTCAATTCGGGTAGCGTAATCGCCACGCAACAAATCATCAGTGCTAAAAGATAGATACGCTGTGTCAGGTAGCAGGGTAGAGAAAGCATCTTCTAGTTTTGCGAGCCAGGGTCTAAGCGTGTGGGTTACGAAAGCAATCTGCTTCTGCTCAATCGAGTTATAGCTCTGACCGCCATTATTCAAACCAATCATGTCTGTAGGGACACGATACGCTCTAGCAATATCCTCAACAGCAAGCCTACGAGAGTCAAGCATTTGCGCCTGATCGTTAGCAACCATAGTCGGTTTGAAAGTAGCACCACCAGACAAAATACCGGTCTTATGTGCCTTACGGAAACCCTTATGCTGTCTGTCAAAACTCTTAGACAAATTCTCAGCCTGTTCAGCAGTCAACGCACCAGGATACTCAATCACACCATTCTGTGTAGTTCCCTGACCAAAGAAACGAGCAGCAAAGCTCTCTAAAGAAATAGCAAGCCCTATGTTTTCTTTTAGCGTGTCAATAGGTGATCTGCCCTTCAAATCACCTGGCATAAGAATAGAACCTGAAATATGTAGAACATCGTCAGTAGAAAGTTCCTTGCCTGCTTCACCTGTATAAACAAACAGTTTCTGACCAAAAGGATTACGTCTAACATTCACTGCAAGAGGGTTCAAAACCATCATGTTCAAAATCTCGCCTGAGTTATCTCTAAACAAACGAATGTAAGCATTACCATCAATCAGCAAGCTAATCATTGTTTGCTGCCAAAACGCCACACTAGGAATCATCACGTCAGGTTTAGCAACCCAAGAAGGTCTAGGGCGGTAAGGGTAAGCAATACCATCACGCCTAATGTAAGTGTCAACAGGTAACGCTGAAACAGTGTCAGAAATCAAAGACACACAAGCCCAAACAGCGTTCACACTCAAAGAAGTGTTGTAGTCAACAAACGCTGCAGACTGAGTTTCATAAGAAGTCAGATCACCTGCACCCCACAAACTCTGAAACGAAATAGCCCTAGACTCGCCACCAGCAAGATTTCTTAGCATCACTTATCGCCTTTATCTAACGCCAAACCAAACAACAAAACACCAACACCAGCAAGCACCACACCTGCAGGGAAATAAATCAAACCAGCACCAACAGCAACAACAGCTATACCAAGTGCCTGCAAAATCGTAGGTAGCAAATCAATCCTTAGAACGAAAAGAACTCTGGCAAAGCCATCGTTTCTAGTTTACTAGTGGCTCGGTCATAAGCGATAACAAAAGCAACAGCAGCATCGATACGCCTAGAAGAAGCCCTAGACTCTTTCACAATACGTTGCCCCAAGTTATCTATCTTCAACTTACAGTTATCAATATGTCTGGCAAGAAGAGCATCACCATCGTGAGTCAAAGTTGCTTCAGTCACTGAGTCATAAACTTTCTGGCAAGCACCAACCATACGTCTAGCAGAAGTAGAAGGATACTCAACAATAGGTAAACCCAAATCCATCAACGCCTGCATAGTCCGTTGCCACCGAAAAGGGTCAAAAGCGATCTCTTTAGTATTCGGATGTTTCTGAGCAAACTCAATAATTGTCTGCTCAACATCAAGCGTGTCAACACGCCAATCATCAGGGTCATTAGCCTGCTTCTCCCACGCCTTCACCAACCAAACATGAGGTTTCTCATCTTTAGTTTTAGGCACAGTAACCGCCACAATAGCTGTCGTATCACCATTGAACGAACCATCCACACCCAAAACCACGTCAGCAAAATCATCTACAACAACCTGTTCATGCAACGTATCCCACAAACCTGCAGGCAACCAACTGTTCTGACTGCTAACCCACTGATTGCAACGCTTAGTTCTAAACTCTGCTTCAGGAGTCCGCTTCACCATGCTCTCAAAATCGGCTTTGCTGTTCAAATCACCATAACCAGGATTAGCTGCAATCCAAGTTGATTCCAACTTATGATCAGCATCCAAATCAGCCTGCCACCACGCCATATAAAAATTCGGGTCTAAAATTTCACCCTTAGCAACCCTCTGACCATATTGATAAAGCTGATAAGCAGTAGAGTCTTGACCTGTAGTGTCAGTCTTCACACCACAAGTAGTAGTTGCCAACATCATCGGTTGCTTCCTAGAAGCCTGAGCAAGTTGCATAACATCCCACAACTCACGATTAGGCAACGCATGACACTCATCCATCACCACAAAACTAGGGTTCAAACCTTCCTTGCTATACGCTTCAGCACTTAATACTCTCCAAATAGAACCTGTAGCAGGCACTTCAATAACATCCCTATAAATGTTGCACATAGCAGCAAGCTCAGGTTCACGCTCAATAATCTTTATCGCATCACCAAAAGTAATTCTTGCCTGCTCTTTTTCAGCTGCACAAGAATACACTTCACCACCATCATCACCATTAAACAAAAACCAGAGTCCTAATCCTGTAACTAAAGCAGACTTCCCGTTCTTTCTGGCCATCCCCCACAAGGCAGTCCTTTTCTTAAACAAGCCACGCTCATCAAGTTCAAGCGTTTCCTCAAGCAACTGTTCCTGCCAAGATCTAAGACGAATAGGTGAACCGGTATTTCCTGCAACAGAATCCTTAGTCAAAGTCACAAACGTATTTATAAAATCAACAGCATCAGCACCCCTACTGCCAAACTCTAACTTCGTAGGTGTAACTAAAGCAGGCGGCCAACTACTCAGACTGTTCAACAACAATCACCTGTTCACGCTGTTCCTGCCTACGCTTCAACTGCTCCATCTTAGACTCAGCCTTTATCTCAGCCAAACCCAACTTAGAACGAGCATCAACAGTCAAACCCAACTTCCCCAAATTATTTACAATCGCCGCTTCCAAATCCAACAGCTGACGATGAATATGAAAATCATCAGGCTTCGCCACAAACGCCTGCTCCAACAAAACCTGACGATCCAACTGCTTACAAGTCAACAACAACAACTCAACATCAGACTGAGGGCTAATCCAAGTCTGCCCCTGACCAAACACTCGATTCCACAAAAGCAAGCCAGCCCAATCTAAAGGTTGATGAGGTTCAACCCTGCCAGCATGCAAATTAATTGTCTTATCAATGTCAGGCAACCTACGCTGACCAGGATTGCCTAACGCCCTTTTCACTTCCAAAGGTTTAGCAGGATTAGCCATGCCCTAAGCCTAATCCAACTTAACCCCTGAACTGCAGAGCCATGCAAAGTTG